GCGTGCGCGCCGTAATGGACACAGGTGGAAACCTGAGCATTACGGGGGGGCTGTCTCAGGCCTCAGACTCACGTATCAAGACTAACATCGCCGTGATTCCGGGTGCGGGCGAGAAAATCGACGGGATTCGCGGTGTCACATTCAACCGTATTGACCTCGACGACGGCAACCGTACATACGCCGGGCTGATCGCGCAGGATGTCCAGGCTGTATTGCCGTGCGGAGTTACGACGGACGGCATGACCGGCTCCGACGGTAACCCGCAAGCTGCCGTTCTTCACGTCGATCCTACGGCCATCATCGGGCTGCTCGTAGAAGCTGTAAAGGATCTCCGGGTCCGAGTGGCATCCCTCGAACGGGGCCAGCAATGACGATCACAGCAGACGTTCAAACGCTTGAGCCTGGCGAGCTGATCGAACTGTTCGAGCTCGACGCAACGGCTATTGGCGGCGACCTGCTGCGCTTTCATGGGCATCTGCAGGCGGGTTCCATTTTCTGGCAGGGCAATGAGTACAAGCCATGGCCTATCGAGGCATCCGGCTTCCAGCGCACGGGCGACGCGCAGCAGCCGTCGCCGACGCTCACAGTCGGCAATGTCGACGGCGTGATCGGTGCCATGTGCCTCGTGCTGGGGGATCTGGTCAAGGCGCAGGTTCGCCGGCGCCGCACGCTTGGCAAGTATCTTGACGCGGTGAATTTTCCGGATGGCAATCCGACTGCGGATCCGAACGAGGAAATGCCGCAGGAGCTGTGGTACGTCGAGCAGAAAAGCGGCGACGTGTATCCGCAGATCGAATTCACGCTCGCGTCGCCGCTCGATCTCAACGGGCAGCAGCTGCCGTCCAGGCAGATCGTCGCGAACGTGTGCCAGTGGCTTGCCAAGGGCGGATATCGCGGGCCGTTCTGCGGCTATACAGGTGCCGCGATGTTTGACCGTGACGACAACCCGGTGTCGGATCCTGCGCTGGACAAGTGCGGCGGTCGCCTGACGTCGTGCAAGGTCCGGTTCGGCGCGAACAATCCATTGTCGTACGGCTCATTCCCTGCGGCCGATCTCACGTCGGGTACATGATGGAACAGATCACAATCGAGGCGATCGTCGCGCATGCGGCGGCGGACTATCCGCGCGAGGCATGCGGACTCGTCATCGTCGAACGCGGCCGTGAGCGGTACATACCATGTCGCAACACCGCGACAACGGCAAGCGAGCATTTCGTCCTGCCCGCCGATGATTACGCTGCAGCGGAAGAGCGCGGCGAGGTGATCGCCGTCGTGCATTCGCATCCTGACTGCTCGCCGTCTCCCAGCGATGCCGACAGGGTTTCTTGCGAGGAGTCCGGGCTTCCATGGCATATCGTCGGCTGGCCGGGCGGGGCGATGCGAACGATCGAGCCGTGCGGGTACGTGGCGCCGCTCGTCGGCCGGCAGTACGCGCATGGTGTGCTCGACTGCTGGAACCTGGTCCGCGATTGGTATGCGCGTGAACGCGGCATTGCGCTGCCGGATGTTCCTCGCAGGGACGGCTGGTGGTATGACGGTGTGAGCGACCTGTACACGCAGCACTATGCGGAGCTCGGCGCCGTTGTCGTCCCTGACGGCGAACCGCTGCAGGTCGGTGACGTGATCCTGATGCAGATCCGCAGCAGGAACGACGTGCCGAATCACGGCGCGATCTATATCGGAAACACGCAGATCCTGCATCACCCGTACAAACGGCTATCCACGCGCGACGTGTATGGCGGCTACTGGCGCGAGTGCACCCGGATGATCCTCCGGTACGCCAGCTGATCGCTTGCAAAGTCACTTTGAACCCGCCTCGTGCGGGTTTTTTTACGTCCATCAGCCATGAACGAAAAACTTCGAACGATCCGTCTCTACGGAAAACTCGGTGCCCGCTTTGGCCGGGTTCACCATCTGGCGGTGCTCAGTGCGGCGGAAGCGGTGCGCGCATTGCGCGTGCTGCTGCCGGGCTTCGAGCGCGAACTGATGACCGGCAAGGACCGTGGCGTTGCATATGCGATTCTCGCCGGCAAGCGCCATCTCGGGGCCGACCAGTTGCACCAGCCGGTCGGCGCCGACGATATCCGGATCGCACCGGTTCTGCAGGGCTCGAAGAGCGGGGGCGTCTTCTCCGCCATCCTCGGCGCCGTCATCATTGCCGTGTCGGCCGTGGGTAGCTATTTCGCGCCGGGCAATCCGTTCAGTGCGTATGGCTTCCAGTTCGGCGCCGCGCTCATTCTTGGCGGCGTCGCGCAGATGCTGTCGCCGCAGCAAAAGGGGCTGGCGACCAAAGACAGCCCCGACAACGGCGCCTCATACAACTTCAATGGCCCGGTCAACACGACGGCACAGGGTAATCCAGTGCCGGTCCTGTATGGCCGGATGATCGTGGGTTCCGCCGTCATTTCTGCAGGCATCTACGCGGAGGATCAGCAATGAGAACAATCGTCGGTGCGAGCGGCGGGGGCGGAAGTAGCGGCGGCAGCAGCTCGGGCTCCGAGTCGCCCGACAGCCTGCATAGCATTTCATATGCGAAAGTCGTCGATCTCGTTTCGGAGGGCGAGATCAAGGGGCTGGTGAACGGCCTGCAGTCCGTTTTCCTCAACGGTACACCCCTGCAGAATCCGGACGGCTCGACAAATTTTTCAGGCTACTCACTCGACTATCGCTGGGGCACACAGGATCAAACTTACCTTCCCGGCTTCCCTGACGTTGAGAACGAGCATGCCGTCGGCGTCGAGCTGGAGCAGGCGCAGCCGTGGACGTTCGAGGTAGCCGATCTCGCGTTGTCGGCCGTCCGGATCCGGATGTCGGTTCCTCAGTTCCAGCAGAGCAACGCGTCGACGGGCGACATCACCGGCTATCGTGTTGAGTATGCAATTGACGTCTCGACGGACGGCGGTGCATTCCAGCAGGTGCTGGCCGGCGCATTCGACGGCAAGACAACATCCGAGTATGACCGCAGCATTCGGATCGAGCTGCCGGCGGCGACGGTGGGCTGGGCGGTGCGCGTGCGACGCACGACACCGAACGCCAATAGCTCACTGATCGCCGATACGACGAATGTCGTGTCCATTACGGAAATCATCGACGCCAAGCTGCGTTATCCGATGAGTGCGGTCATCGGGCTGCAGATCGACGCGTCACAGTTTCAGTCGGTGCCGACACGCGCATTCGATCTCTACGGTCGGATCATTCAGGTGCCGTCGAACTATGACCCAGCGTCGCGCAACTACGCGGGTGCATGGGACGGGACATTCAAACCCGCGTGGACCGACAGCCCGGCGTGGGTCTTTTACGACCTGGTGCTAAACGATCGCTATGGGCTGGGGCAGATCATCACCGCTGCCCAGCTCGACAAATGGTCGTTGTACCAGATCGCGCAGTATTGCGATGTGCTCGTGTCGGACGGTAAGGGTGGGCAAGAACCTCGCTTCACGTGCAACGTCTATCTGCAGTCGGCCGACGATGCGTACAAGGTGCTGCAGGATCTGGCGAGCATCTTTCGGGGCATGGCGTATTGGGGCGCCGGCAATATTCTGACGGTCGCCGATATGCCGAGCGATCCGGCATACGTCTACACCGCCGCGAACGTGATTGATGGCCAGTTCAAGTACGTGGGGAGCACCAGCAAGACCCGGTACACAGTTGCTTTGGTCTCATGGAACGATCCGGGCAACCAGTACAAGCAGAAGGTCGAATACGTCGAGGATCCGGAGGGCATCGCGCGCTATGGAGTGCAGCAGACCAGCGTGACCGCGTTCGGGTGTACGTCACAGGGGCAGGCACAGCGGCAGGGTAAATGGGCGCTACTTACGTCGAGACTTGAGGCAGAGGCCGTAACGTGGCAGGTCGGGCTGGACGCGACGCTTGTATCGCCCGGGCGGGTCATCGGCATTGCCGATCCGAAACGTGCGGGTCGACGAAACGGCGGACGTATCCGAGCTGCCGTCGGCCGCACCGTCACGCTCGACCAGGCACCGACGGTCAACGCGGGTGACACGCTGACAGTCATCCTTCCGGCTGGAACCGCCGAGAAGCACATCGTGCAGAGTGTCGACGGTAACGACGTGACGGTGCGCGACGACTTTTCGACGGCGCCGGTGCCGCAGTCGATCTGGATGATCGAGAGCGCGGATCTGGTCGCGCAGCTTTTTCGCGCATTGTATGTGTCAGAGCAGGATGGCTTGACGTTCGAGATCTCGGCGACGCAGCACGAGCCGGGCAAGTTCGACGAGATCGATAACGGCACGAAGATCGCTCCGCGGCCGATCACGGTGATACCTCCGTCCGTCCAGCCGCCGCCGTCGAACGTACGGTTTTCGACCTATAACATCATCGATCAGGGTATCGCCAAGACGGTGATGACGATCGCATGGGATGCAGCAGCCAAGGCGATCGCGTATCAGGTCCAGTGGCGCAAGGACAACGGCGAGTGGGTCAGCATTGCGCAGACCGGCTCGTTGAGCGTGGACGTCGCGGGCATCTATCAGGGCGCCTATGTGGCCGGTGTGCGTGCCGTCAATGCGCTGGGTGTGACCTCGATCCCGGCCTACTCGGCTGAGACGCAGCTGCAGGGCAAGACGTCGCCGCCGCCGGAAGTGACGTTCCTGCGCACGACGCCGCTGGTGTTTGCCATTCAGGTGGATTGGGGTTTCCCGCCTGATGCCGGCGACACGGAACGTACGGAGATCTGGTACAGCAAGACGGTCGACCGGTCGACGGCGCAGAAGCTGTCGGACTTCGCTTATCCGCAGGCCACGACGACGTACCAGGGGCTTGCAGCTGCGCAGTCGTTTTTCTTTTGGGCTCGGCTTGTCGACCGCTCGGGGAATATCGGCCCATGGTATCCGGACGGCGTGGGCATCGCCGGCCAGAGCAGTGCGGACCAGACGGACTACGACGCCTACTTCGCCGGCACGATCAGCAAGTCGGCACTCGGCTCGGACCTGCTCAGTGCGATTGATGCCGTGGAGGATGTCGGTGGCCAGTTGCAGCAGCTTGCGGATGCAATGGGCAACGTGCAGTCGGACGTCGCGCGGATCGACGGCATCGTTGCGCAGTTCGATCCGCCAATGGCGGGCTCGTCGATCGATGCGGCCGGCAGCACGGCGATCATGGCCGGGGTCTGGTCGGAGCAATCGGCTCGGGCAGAGGCGGATCTGGCGATCGCGCAGCGCGTCGATTCGGTAGCGGCTGTCGCCGGCAACGCATCGGCGCTCGTGCGGGTCGAGACCAATGCGCGTGTCACGGCGGACGAGGCCATGGCGCAACAGGTCACGACCGTGCAGGCGCAGGTGGCCGACAACGCAGCGGCCGTGCAACTGGTCGCACAGTCGTACGCCGATCTCAATGGCCGCGTCAGTGCGTCCTACCAGATCAAGACGCAGATCACGGCCAATGGTCGCACGTACATTGCCGGGATCGGTGTCGGCGTAGATAACAGCAGCGGAGTGGTCGAGTCGACCGTTCTGTTGTCTGCGAGTCGTGTGGCGATCATCGATCCGAACGGAACCGCTGTCACTGCCCCGTTTGTCGTTCAAGGCGGTCAGGTCTTCATTAGCCAGGCGCTCATCGGCGTGGCGTGGATCCAGAACGCAAACATAGGCGACGTCATCCAGTCCAACCAGCTCGGGGCGAACGGTCAGAATCGCTGGAGAATCGACAAGAACGGCACGATTACGCAGAACGGCCTCAACAGCGGCGACGGCTACACAGTCTCTGATGAGAACGGTGCCAGAACGTTCGACGGAAACGGTACGTTGCGCGTCAGATGGGGGAGATGGTAATGCCTGTGGGACTTCAAATATGGAATGAGAGCGGCGTACTGGTGCTCGATGGAACGCATCGACTGGGGCGCATAAAAGGGATTCAGGTTGTATCTGGTTCCGGTGCGGTTCCTGTCGACTTCACTGACGGTACGCCGTTCTGGTCATTCCAGCCCGACCAGCAGTTCTTTCACATATCGAACGAGACGGCATCGCCGATATTCACGGTTACTGCGTCGAGCCTGTCCTGGACTTATAGCTCGACCGCAGGACTCACTCAGGCGCGACTGATTACGGGCAACGTCATTTACGGGGTGTACTGATGACCGTGGGCTTTCAGGCATTCACTGACACGGGCATCGTGCAAATTGACGGATTGACGCCCAATTTCCAGCTTGTATCGCAGTTTGCGCAGGTTCTGCAGTCGCAGTCGATCGCGAGCGTCTATAACGATGTCGGCCATCTGTTTTCGGCGACGTACTGGCACACGGCGTTTACGTTCACGGCCAACAATCCGCTCTTCGCATTTGTCGCTGACGGTGGCGTGATGATTGCGCCGTGGCGATTTTCGCGAAGTGGCAATACCTACACCGCCGAGTTCATAGGCTCTGCACAGACGACGGTAAGGCTGTTCATTTTCGACAATGTGCTGCCGGCGCCGTCGAGGTTTGGTCTGCAGGTATTCAACAGTGCAGGCGTGCTCATTGCGGATGCTGCAAGCCCCTTCTGCAAGGTCATCGACGTCAAGGCGGGTCAGTATTTGCCCGGTACGGGATGGGACGCGAGCGGCACGAGCATGCCGGGCCCGCAAACGCAAAGTCAGGCTTACCCCGTCAACGTCGCGATTGCCGGGTGCTGGCCTTCCCACTATATGTTCAGCAGTGGCGACGGCCCCGGCGCTGAAACAACCATGCTGGGCGTGGGCGTCTCGGGCGGCACGGTGACGTGGGAATTTCACACGTTCGCGGGCTCGCGTGGGTCGCACTTTATTGGCTTTCACGAATGCACCGCGTATCGCTTCATGGTGCTTGATATGACCGGAATCGTTTGAGGAGATGTTATGCCGCTGCAAAAGAACTATGAGACCCCAGCGACGGGGGCGACATCGTCGTATCACGTCGTCCAGCAGGTCGGACTCGACAGGGTGTCGACATTGACCACCGCGACCGTCGCATCGTATCTGTCGGGCGATGCTAAAGCTGCGGGAAAGATGCCCATGTATACCCAGCAAATCCAGATCGACGGCTTTCCCGCGAATGGGCAGGACGCTTTCGATTTCGCGGAGGCGCAACTGGTGGTCATGGCGCCCGATGACGCGCCGGTCCGTGCTGCAAATCGCTATGTATTTTCGGGCGCGCAGATGGTCCCGCAATCCGTATGATTACCGCCTGCTTTCATTCTTGAGATTGCGTGTAAGATTCGCGATCGTTGTGAATTCAAACAAAGGCCTTCCGGGGGTAAAAACATGAAGAAGAGTATTCACATGCTTGCTGCATGTTGTGTCGTGCTAGCGGGTTGCGGTGGCGGTGGTGGTAGCGGTGGTGATGCGCCGGCGCCGGCCGCAAAATCGTTGAAGGTTTCGCTGTACGGCAATCCGCTTGTATCGAGTTCGACATCAGCAAAGGCGCAAGCTACATCTTTCGCTCAGGCGGCTTCGGCGCCGGATCCGGCATCAGCGCCGACATCGGCCGGCGATGTCTCTGCGACGGTCCAGACGCTCACCGATGCCCTGACGTCGCGCGGCGTGCCTGCGACGGTGACGCCCCAGGTGATGGATGGCACGACGCTGCATCAGATCGTGATCGGGGAAAACAATGGGTTGCCGCCGACGCCGGATCAGTTCAAGACGGACCCCAGCGAGTGGCTTATTCTGAACTTCGCGCTCGACGACATGGTGACGTCTGCGAACAACCCGAACCAGCTGGCCGCCGTCAGCCAGTTTGCTCAGGATCTGTCGGTCTTTACGCAGCGAGCGGCGGTGAGCGGCAAACGCGTATTTGTCGTCGTGGCGATCCCAACGTGCGATGTACCTAACCAGAACTCAGCGGCGGACGGATTGAATCAGGGCATTCTCAAAGCGGGTCAAACGTCCAACTTGACGCCCGTCGGCACGCTGCCATTTCAGGGCGCTTTAGATGCGAATGGGAACATCGTGAATCAGACGGTGTTGGGGCATATGGGCGCGGACTGTCGCATTCCCGATGCCTTCATATTGAATCAGCGAACTCAGATTGTTGCGGACGACATTGCGAGCCGGTATAAGGCGGCGACGTCGGGCTCACCGTTTTAAACAGTCGGGCACTAGTAGCAAACAGAAGCCACCTCCGGGTGGCTTTTTTTATGGCCGCTCGCAAAGTGGCTTTGGAATCGGAGAATCCATGAAGAAACTGAAAATTGAACTGATCGACGAATGGCGCGAGTGTCATCGCTGGTCATCAATGCGCATTTCGGCGCTCCTCGCTGCGCTCTATCTGGCGCTGCCGCATCTGCTGCCGCTTCTGGCTGATCACTGGCCCGAAATTGCACCGTGGGTGATGCGTTTCTTTCCGAGCGCACCCGGCTCCGTTGTGCCCGTCATCGGTCTGTTGCTGACGATGGCCGCTCGCGTCACGAGCATCCGGCACGGCGGTGAGCAATGACTGTGGCCAGCGAAGTGACCAAGGTTTTCGAGGCGCTACTCGTGCGCGAGGGTAACGGCAAGGTGACGAACGATCCCAATGATGCCGGCGGCCTGACGCGTTGGGGCTGGACTCAAAAGACCGCCGAAGCTTTCGGCTTCACACGTACGGTCGACACGATGACGCACGACGAAGCAATCGCTCTATATGTGCAGCGGTTCTGGGTCGCGCCCAAATTCGACCAGCTGTACGCAGTCGACCCGGATCTTGCGATCTATCTCGCGGACACAGGAGTGACAAGTGGCCCGGCGACCGGCACGAAGTTCCTGCAGCGCGCGCTCAATGTGCTCAATAACCAGACGCAGGCATTTCCCGACGTCGCCGTAGATGGCGGCCTGGGGAAAATGACCTTTGGAGCCTTGCGTTCGTATATCGGCGCGCGTGGTTCACCGGGACTGCCCGTACTGCGGTTCATGGTGCGGTCGCTCCGGTCAGTCTTTTTCATTGAGCTGGCAGAACAGCGAGGCTCTCAGGAGAGTTTTGAATACGGCTGGCAGGCGCAGCGCGCAATGCTGGGTGCCTAACACTGCGGGGGCGGCGATATGGCGGATCTGAATGAACTGGCGGCCCATTCATCGGGCGTGTGGGATTGGGTCGGCGGGGGTGGCCTGGCCGTCGTTGTCATGACGTTGTTGCGCCTGCGCAAGTACCTGTCGCGGGACGGCGTCGAGCGGCTTAAGGACTCGGTCGAAAAAGACCTCATCGAAAGTCTTTCGGATGAGCTCGAAAGAGCCAACGCGCGGGCCGACCGGGCAGAGAGGCGTACCGACGACGCATACCGGGAGCGCAACGACACGATCCGCGAGATCTCGAAGGTGCAGCAGGCGATGGCTGCGCTGGGGGAGCGGGTACGGCTCCAGAGCGAAACCATCAGCGCGCAGAACGGGGAGCTTGAGCAATTGCGCAAGGAGGTTCGACAGCTGCGAGAGAAGCTCAACGATCGTGTTCAGGGGTAGTACACCGGCGACAGCCGATTTCAACACCATGGATGGCATGCGACGTCTGTCGCGATGCCCCATGGCAAATGTACTGGAGGCACAAAACGATGACCGCACTTTTCAGTTCGGTATGGCCCGTTCTAGGGGCAGCGGTGCTAGCGATCGGATCGGCGATCTACGCGTTCGTGACGAAAAAGTCATCCGACGCGAAGGTCGCGCAGGCGAACCAGAAGACGGCCGAGGCTCAGACGTCGGCCGCTCAGGCGCAAACCCAGACCGCCGAGACGCGTGATATCGCGGCACAGGCAAACACGGCAGCGGCGCAGGCCGGTGCAAACGCTATCAAGGAGAGGAACGATGTGGAAAACAACACTGCTGCTATGTCTGACAGCGCTGTGCGTGACGAGCTGCGCGACTGGGTCCAGCCCGCAGCCGGCGTCGGCGCAGTTACCGCCGGCGCAGGCGCAGACGCGAGTCATTGATTCGTCGTGTGCCTGGGCGAAGCCGATCCTGCTGACGGCCGGCGACGTCGACGCGATCAGCGGAAGTCTTGCGCGTGAGATTGACGATCACAACAAGGCCGGCAGCAAGCACTGCGGGTGGTCGAAACCGCGCGGCTGATGCATCGGCGGGCTTACTGCGGCTTGCCTTCGGGTTCGGGCCGGTAAGGGGGCGGCAGCTCGTCGCCAATGCCGAACCGTGCCTGATGCAGCCGCAGTGCCTTTCCTACGATGCGCTGTTGCTTGTCGATCGCTTCGGCATAGGTCTTTGATTCGTAGTAGCGCCAGCGCGCGTCCAGACCGACCACGCGGTGCTCGAACATCGTCCCGTACCTCATGCGGTCTTCCCACGAGCCGACGAACGTTGTTTCGACGACGACGCCGAGGCGGGCGAGATCGGTGCGCAGGACGATCGTCGGACCGCTAGTCCGCCGAGCGAGCCTCCACTCGTCGCGGTTCGCAACCTCGACCGGCGAGTTGGTGAAGGGCTTGAGGACGAAGTAGCGGCGCATGGCGTTCCGGTGCAAACACTGTGTAAACATACAGTATTTTGCCGCGAGCAATGCGTCCCCGTTTGTCGCAAAGTCACTTTTCCGCGCGACGCGGCGACGGGAAAGACAGGATGACCGGGCGCATGTTTGCGCATGTTCCCGGTCACCTTTCCACTGAATCAGCCAGTGAATTAGCCAAGGCCCTGCTACCTACCGGTAGGCGGGCCGAATTCTAACTTAAAACAGATAAGGCAATTCCAGCTATGGCAAACCCCATCGTTCCGTGGATCGGCGGCAAGCGCCGTCTCGCAGACCATCTGATCCCGCGTTTCCCGGAACACGAATGTTATGTTGAGGTCTTCGCGGGCGGGGCCGCGTTGTACTTCATGCGTCCGCCGGCAAAGGTCGAAGTGATTAACGACATCAACGGCGACCTTATCAATCTGTACCGCGTCGTCCAGCACCACCTCGAGGAGTTTGTGCGTCAGTTCAAGTGGGCGCTGACGAGCCGGCAGGTGTTCAAATGGTTGCAGGAGACGGTCCCGGATACGCTCACTGACATCCAGCGAGCTGCTCGCTTTTACTACCTGCAGCACAACTGCTTCGGGGGCAAGATCGAGGGGCAGTCGTTCGGGACGGCCACGACGACACCGCCCGGTCTGAATCTACTGCGGCTAGAGGAAACGCTGTCGGCCGCGCATCTGCGCTTGTCTAACACGTTCGTCGAGCGACTGGACTGGAAGACGTGCATCGCGCGTTACGACCGGCCGCATACGCTGTTCTACCTTGACCCGCCGTATTGGGAGACGGAGGGGTACGGGGTGTCGTTTCCATATTCCGAGTACGTTGAAATGGCGGCCTGCCTGCGGTCGTTGAAGGGTAGGGCGATCGTTAGCCTAAACGATCATCCTGCGATATGGCAGGCATTCGATG